TAAGTCCTAAGTAGTATGTCGATACGTCTCGACCAGTGATTTTAGATTTGATAATCATAGTTATAATTTTAGTAGTTTAAATTCAGTGAGTAAAGACTTATATCGCTAAGTCTCTACAGAACGCTGGGATATTATTTGAGTTAGTATATGATTTATATTTTGCGAAGCAATTCATCGCATCGAAGCGAGACTTGTGAGTACTATATACTTTGTCATGATTATATGATACCGACTTTCCTTTCTTATTGGTGAAGGTTATAATGGTATTTGTACCGATTAATGATTTACGAATTACGAAGCGATTAGTTTTTAAAGTAGAATTCAACATAGTAGTGAGTTTTAGTTTGTTTGTTTATTTTAATTACATCTATATTATCTATATATAGTCGTATTTAGTTTGTATAAAAAATTAGTTAGTTGATGTATATATAAAATAAAATATATATAAGGTGGAATATATAAGGTGGGGCTGGGTAAATAGAATGGGTTTCGATGGAGGGGGCCGGTGAACAGGGGAGGGGGGCTACACAATCCCCCAATATTTACAATACGGAAAGTATGACAATAGCCTATATAACTATACCAGTAACAGGCTAATGTCACAGTTTTTTAAAACACTAATATATTAAAAAACATAAAGAATAAGTAAATATAGATACAAGAAACAATAATAGATATATAAGATATGGCGCACGGGGTAACATACGATTTAAAAGCTGCAAGGGCTAAGCGTAAAGCAGCGAAGGCACCGGTTAAAGCCGCTAAGAAGACTGCGAGAGCAGAGAAGAGAGCTGCAAGTATAACAGCAAGAGCTGCTAAGAAATCTAATAGATTACAAGCTAAAGCAGATAGAATAAAAAAGAGAGCGGGTGAAGTAACTTCTAGAGCTGCAATTAAAGCTGAGGAGGTATCACCTACTAAGAAAGCCACTACCACCACTGCTAAGAAAACTACTAGCACTACTAGTAAAGTAAAAACAAAAAGAGGTACTGGTAAAACATATGAGCAAGCATGGGCACAATCGTCTGCTGCTTATAAGAAGAAGTACGGTGGTGATAAAGCTAAAGCTATTGCGGCTATGAAAGCTTATAATAGAGGGAAGGATTCTCAGAAAGCTAGTACAGGTGTTATGAAGTCAAATGCTAACAAGAAGAAACCAGCTGGACCTAAAAATAAAAAGTAAATAATAAATTACAAACCAAACTAAAACAAATGACCTATTATTACTACAAGACCAGTACACTAAATACTGGAAAGCCAAATGTCTCAGAAGACAAGATTACTGAATGGAAACATTTAGCAGATAAAAAGAACTGGAGAATAACACAACTACCAAATGGATACTACCAGACAGAAGTTAGTAACCCAAACAATGCAGACAAATGGGTTGACGTCACGCGTAGAGAAACTCTCGATGGAGCTGAAGCAGCTATCGATGGTAGTGTCGAACATTTTGGTAAAAAACTGGAGTTCCTTAACGGACCCAAAGTCGTGAAGACTTTTGAATAAACATCGATAATTTAATTTAATTCAATACAATAAACATTATGGAATACAACTTACCAAGCGAATTGGTGAAGAACTTGGACTTCGGTGGTGAAGCTAGAGATAGAGTAATCACTGGAGTCAGAAAGTTAGCACAAGCCGTTAAATCCACGTTAGGCGCGTCAGGTCGATGCGTAGTGTATGAAGATGGACGAGGCAAACCGGTCATAACAAAAGATGGAGTAACCGTTGCAGAAAGCGTAGTCTTATTTGATCCGGTCGAGAATATGGGTGCTACTTTAATAAAGGAAGCCGCTCGCAACACAGTTAAAGAAGCTGGTGATGGAACTACGACTGCTACAGTACTCGCAGAAGCTTTAATTGAATCTATAAACGCTGCCGTCGCTGCAGGGTCAACAATAAGACAAATCAAAGATGGGGTTAATCAATGTTTAGAGGAAGTAATGGAATATTTAGACTCTACGGCATTGGACGTAAAAGATGACATGCTACAATCAGTGGCTGCTATATCTTGTAATAACGACATGGAGCTAGGTAGGATTATAGCTGAAGCTTACGAAGAAGTAGGTAAGAACGGTGTAGTATTAATGGAGGAGAGTGAATCTGAAGATACATACGTTGATGTTGTTAACGGTGCTCAAGTAGACTGCGGGCTTACATCACCTCACTTTGTTACTAACACAGATAAACATACATGTGAACTAGATAATCCATACGTACTAGCTGTATCTTCTGAAATCCCTAATATACGTAAAATACAAGGAGTATTAGAACATGTGATAAAACAAAGTAGATCTTTACTTATTGTAGCTCCAGTAGCACAGCAAGTTAAATCGGCTCTACTTATGAACAAAGTTAAGGGTAATATTAAAGTAAACATAGTTGACCCACCTGGCTTTGGTCCTACAAAGAAAGATGCTATAGAAGATCTAGCTATACTAACTGGTTGTACCGTTATCAACGAAGAACTAGGTGATGATTTAGATTTAATAACGCCAGAGCATTTAGGTGAAGTGGACTTCGCTGTTACAGATGATAGAAATACTACCATTACAATGGACTGTACAACAAATGATGTCCTTGAACGTATTGTGGAAGTTAAGAATAAGATAGCTGAAGAGAAGAATGGTTTTATCAAGAAGAAATTAGAGGACAGGTTAGCTACATTATCTGGCAGTGTAGGTGTAGTTAAAGTTGGTGCTAACTCTAAAGTAGAACTTAAAGAAAAGAAAGATAGAGTGGAAGATGCTATCTATGCTACTAAAGCTGCTTTGAAAGAAGGGATAGTTCCTGGTGGTGGCGTAGCACTGCTGAACGCTTCTGAGAAAATTTTAACCAGTAAAGCTGGTGGAGTGTTACTTGAAGCTATTAAGTCACCTTACGAAACTATACTATCTAATTCAGGATTTACATGTGATAAAGATTGTCCAGCAGGTGTTGGTGTTGATGGTATCACAGGTGAGTGTGTTGATATGGTTGAAGCAGGTATTATAGACCCAGTGCTAGTAACTAAGACAGCTTTGAAGAATGCAGTATCTGTAGCACTTACTATTATGTCAGCTGATTGTGTAATCTCAAACATACGCGTAAATGAAGGCAGTTAATGATTATATAGTTATAGAGACAATAAAAGAGCAGAAGACTACATCAGGTGGTCTTCTACTTACAGATGATACGGATACAGATAACAGATATAAGAAGGCTAAAGTAGTATCTGTCGGTGAATTAGCTGATGTTATTAAAGAGGGTTGGACTGTTATGTATGATCAACACGCTGGTCATGACATCTCTTACGAGGATTTACTTTATAAAGTGATAAAACTTAGAGACGTAGTTCTTGTGGATGAGAAGAGTAACAGCTGATGACATAAAAGAACTTCAGATATTTAAGTACTATCGGATAGTTAGAAAATGGGCTTGCAAACAGAACAACATTAAAGATGCTGATATAGAACTACTAATGTACTTAAGTTGTTTGAAGAGGTTTACTAGAGAAGATTTCATAAACGGAATATATACTTACGCTTGGGATAAACACCGGTGGGAGAGACTGAGGCGTGAAGGTTGGATAGATGTCTGGAGACATAGGAATAGAACTACTATTAAATACTCTGTTTATAAAACATCGTTTAAATGTGAAAGACTTATAAATAGAATATATAAGATATTACTAGGTGAAGAAGACATACCTATGACGGAATCAAATGTCTTTTATAAGAACAAATCGTATACAGATAAGGTTATGAATAAATCTATAGATGATATGATTAAAGACCCAGAAAGATGATAAACAAATTAGTTGGTGGATTATTCGGTAAGATTGTTGACAACGCTGAAGGCATACTCGACAAAGTAGTTACCACAGACAAAGAGAGAGAACAAGCTAAGATAGAACTTAAAAGAGTTTTATTAGATGCTGAAAAAGAAGCTTTCGCTAAAGAAGTTGAAGATCGTAAAAGTGCTAGAAACTTATATGAGTCTGATGCTATAATTCAAAAAGTACTAGCTGTACTATTTACCGTGGCTTATTTCGGTATTACTTATATTATGTTCAGGTATTTTGTTATGAATACATTAGAACTTAGTGATTACGAGATAGGTTTTATTAGTTCCGCTTTCGGTGCTATGAGTGCTAAAGTAAATACAATAGTAGACTTCTTCTTCGGAGGGTCTTCAAAAAAAGAATAACAATTAAATTAAATAAAATGGCAAAAAGTAAAACGATTGATTTAGCTCCAAGTAAAGTTTCTGATGAGCATTTAAAGCAACTACAAAGTTTGGTTAGCGATATTAATGGTATCCAGTTTGAGATAGGTAAGTTAGAATCTCAGAAGCACAGTTTTCTACATAGATTAGCTGGGGTTCAAGATATGACGACACAACTTCAAACTACCTTAGAGAAGGAGTATGGAACTTTTGATATTAACATCAAAGACGGAACTATTAATAGAGATAAAAATGGATAATCACGTTATAAGAAAAATAACTATAGGTAAGGATTATAAAAACGACTCAATGCATTATGCTGTAGGTCAAGGTGTTTATGGTGGTCATAACATATGTGATATTATAGAAGAAGAGGACAAGTACTGTATATACATAAGAAAAGGCGAAGTTGTAATACCTTGGAAAGACTTCAATAAGAACATGGCTATATCGGTTGAGTATAATCTAGAGTACTAATGAAACCTATTTACGATTACGTTATAGAGCCTGCAGGTGATAGGTATAATAATTCAGTGGATGTTGATGGTAAGGAATTAATATTAAATACGGAAATATTTAACCATGGATACGTTAACCGTAAAGCTGTTATTGTCTCTACTCCTATTAATAACATTCATAATCTACAAGAAGGTCAAGAGGTAATAGTTCATCACAATATATTTAGAAGATGGCATAATGTTAAAGGTGTAGAGAAGAACAGTAGAGGCTTCTTAAGTGAGAACCAATACTTAGCATCTCCTGATCAAATATACATGTACAAGACTTTAGTGTGGGAATGTACAAAAGGTTTTACATTTGTTAAACCACTAAAGAACAATGATGAGTTCTCGACAGACAATGAAAGACCTCTAGTTGGTATCGTTAAATACTCTGATGGTAATTTTTTACCGACACAGTTGGTTGGTTTTAGACCTAATAGTAAATACGAATTCATTATCGACGGTCAGCGATTATATAGAGTCATGAATAGTTTTATTACAATTGAATATGAATACAAAGGAGACGAAGAAGAATATAATCCAAGCTGGGCGGAAAGCAGTAGAAGAATTAATCAAGGTTGCTAAAGAACCTATTGTAGATTCAGACGATGATATATCTGCAGATAGATTAAAGAATGCTGCTGCTACGAAGAAGCTAGCTATATTCGATGCTTTTGAAATATTAAATAGAATACAAGAGGAAGAGGATATGTTAGAAGGTAAACAAACATCTGAAATGAAATCTTCTTTCAAGGGTTTCGCTGAAGGTAGAAGTAAATAATGTATAAGCAAAGCTTAATTAAAACTATAGAGCCTATAAAGCTTAATACACTTAATAGGTTGAACAAGTCTAAGTCTTGGAAATATGGGTACAATAAAGAAAACGATATTGTTATCATATCAAAGACTGGACAGATAGGTGAGGTGTTAGAAGTGCAGGGTTTAAAAATAGCCTTGCCTTTAACACCTAAATCTGTATATAGTTGTAGCAAGAAAACTTCCGAACAAAAGTGGAGGAGGTTTGAGCCTAATCCAGAGTTAAAGAAAATAAAAACAGTTTTCGACTGGCAAGAGTATCCAGAAGAATTTAAAGAAAGACATTACAGTTATATAGACCAAGAGTTTAGTAGAAGAGATAATGGTTTTTGGTTTATGAACAATGGTAAACCAACGTATGTAACTGGTAGTTATTACATGTATCTTCAATGGAGTAAGATTGATGTTGGTGCTCCAGATTATAGAGAGGCTAACAGATTGTTTTTCTTGTTTTGGGAAGCGTGCAAAGCAGACCAGCGTTGCTACGGTATGTGTTATTTAAAGAATAGACGTTCTGGATTTTCTTTTATGAGTTCAGCTGAAACCGTTAACTTAGCCACTCTTGCAAGTGATAGTAGATTTGGAGTACTATCTAAAACAGGGTCCGATGCTAAGAAGATGTTCACTGATAAAATAGTACCTATAAGCTTCAATTATCCTTTCTTTTTTAAACCTATACAGGATGGTATGGACCGACCGAAAACAGAGTTGGCATATAGAGTTCCTGCTAAAAAGTTTACTAGAAAGAAAATGAAGGAGAAGTCTGAGATAGATGACCTTCAAGGTCTTGACACTACTATAGACTGGAAGAACACTGGTGATAATAGTTACGATGGTGAAAAACTTTCTTTATTAGTACACGACGAAAGTGGTAAATGGGAGAAGCCAGATAGTATAAAAAATAACTGGCGAGTAACTAAAACGTGTTTAAGGTTAGGTAGTAAAATCATAGGTAAGTGTATGATGGGGTCTACCTCGAATGCTTTAGATAAAGGTGGTCAGAACTTTAAAGATCTTTACTATAATTCAAATGTAAATAAAAGAAATAAGAATGGTCAAACACGAACTGGTTTATATGCTTTGTTTATCCCAATGGAATGGAACTTTGAAGGCTTTATTGACGAGTTTGGATGGCCAGTATTTAATACTCCAGAGTCCGATGTTCTTGGACCGGACGATGAACTAATAGATGTAGGTGTTATAGATCATTGGGAAAATGAGGCTGAAGGTTTAAGAGATGACCAAGATGCTTTAAATGAATTTTATAGACAATTCCCAAGAACTGAAGAACATGCATTTAGAGATGAGACTAAAAACTCTTTATTTAGTCTTGTTAAGATATATGAACAAATAGATTACAACGAAGGCAATAGAAACTCTTCTGTATTAAACAAAGGAAATTTTCAGTGGACTAATGGAGTCAAGGATACTAGAGTAGAGTTTAACCCAGACCCTAACGGAAGATTCAATTTAAGCTGGGTACCAAATGGTAGTATGCAAAACAGGGTGATACTAAAGAATGGTATTAAATATCCTGGTAATGAGCACATGGGTGCTTTCGGTTGTGACAGTTACGATATATCAGGGACGGTTGATGGTAAAGGGTCTAAAGGTGCTTTACACGGTTTAACTAAGTTCAGTATGGAGGATGCTCCAGCTAACACTTTCTTCTTAGAATATTTAGCTAGACCTCAAACTGCTGAGATATTTTTTGAAGATGTTCTAATGGCGTTAGTATTTTATGGAATGCCTTTGCTTGCAGAGAATAACAAACCACGTCTATTGTACTATTTACGACGTAGAGGTTACAGAGGTTTTAGCATGAACAGACCAGATAAGATATGGAATAAATTATCTGTAGCAGAGAAAGAAGTTGGTGGTATACCGAACTCTAGTGAAGATATAAAACAAGCTCATGCAGCTGCGATTGAAATGTATATAAACGACCACGTTGGTCACATGCAAGATGGCACTTACGGTACTATGTATTTTAATGATACATTAAACGATTGGTCAAAGTTTGATATAAATAAAAGAACTAAGTTTGATGCTTCTATAAGTTCAGGCTTAGCTATAATGGCTTGCAATAGACAGTTATACGCACCTAACCCAAGCACCAAGAAACAACCTTTAAATATTAGTATATCAAGGTATGACAATAAAGGATTTAACTCAAAAATAATAGAAAGTTGATATGGCAGAGTCTGTTATAAACTTCCCGTCACAAGCGGTAAGTGACTTAGAGAAAATGACTGTAGACTACGGTTTAGAAGTAGCTAAGGCTATTGAGCTTGAATGGTTCAATGGTAAGTCGTCGAGAAGTAATGTAGGATTTTACAATCAGACAAGTAGGTATAGTGGTAATGTTAATAGTTTCCATAACTTACGTTTGTATGCAAGAGGTGAGCAATCTATAGAAAAGTATAAAAATGAACTATCTATAAATGGTGACTTAAGCTACTTAAACTTAGATTGGAAACCAGTACCTATCATTCCTAAATTTGTTGATATTGTGGTCAATGGTATGTCTCAAAGAAATTACGAGATAAATGCTTTCTCGCAAGATCAATATGGTGTTAGTAAGAGAACAGAATATATGGAGTCTGTTCTTAAGGACATACAAGCTAAACAATTCAACGACACAGCTCAAGCTGAATTAGGGTTGAACTTATATGAGAACGACAGAGATCAACTACCCGATAGCGAAGAGGAGTTGGCTTTACATATGCAACTTAATTATAAGCAAGCAGTAGAGATAGCTGAAGAGCAGGCTATAAATGTTTTGATGGAAGGTTCTGATTATGACCTTATAAAACGTAGATGTTTATACGACCTAGTCACTATAGGTATAGGTGCTACTAAAACAAATTTCAATTATAGTGATGGTGTTAAAGTAGAATATGTAGACCCAGCTAGTCTGATTTACTCTTATACTGAATCACCTTACTTCGATGATATATACTATGTGGGAGAATTAAAGCGTGTACCTATAAATGAATTGGTCAAAGAATTCCCTAACTTAACAGAGTCTGATATAAACGAGATACTTGAGAACAACTCGTCTAAAAACGGTGCTGAGTCAACTTATGGCAAAGACAAGAACGAGATACACTTACTTTACTTCAATTATAAAACTCATGCTAACAACGTTTACAAACTAAAGTCTACAGGTTCAGGTGCTGATAAAATAATAAAGAAAGACGATACGTTTAATCCGCCTGAAGATATGCAGGGTGATTTCAGTAGATTAGATGAGGTGATAGAAGTTTTGTATGAAGGTGTCTACGTTTTAGGTACAGATAAATTACTTAAGTGGCAAATGGCACCTAATATGATGCGTAGTAAATCTGACTTTGGTAGAGTTAAAATGAACTACAATATCGTTGCACCTAGAGTTTATGAAGGTAGAATACAATCACTAGTAGGTAGAATAACTGGTTTCGCTGATACTATACAGTTGACACATTTAAAGATACAGCAGGTGATGAACCGTATGGTGCCTGATGGTGTTTATTTAGATGCTGATGGTTTAGCTGAGATCGATCTAGGTAATGGTACAAACTATAATCCGCAGGAAGCTTTGAACATGTTCTTCCAAACAGGTAGTGTTATAGGTAGATCATTCACTTCTGACGGTGATATAAATCCTGGTAAAGTACCTATTCAGCAAATACAGAATGGCTCTGGTGGTGGTAAACTACAAACACTAATACAAACTTACAACTACTATTTACAGATGATTCGCGATGTTACCGGGCTTAACGAAGCTCGTGATGGTAGTATGCCAGATAAGAATGCCTTAGTAGGTATTCAAAAGTTAGCAGCTGCAAATAGTAACACTGCTACAAGGCATATACTACAGTCAATGCTTTACTTAACAGCTGAGACAGCTGAGCGATTATCACTTAGAATATCTGATATAGTAGAGTACTCTCCGACTAAAGAAGCTTTTATTAGAGCTATCGGTGCTCATAATGTAGCTACTCTCGAGGAGTTAAAAGGTTTACATCTATATGACTTTGGTATCTTTATAGAGCTCATGCCTGATGAGGAAGAAAAAGCTATGCTAGAGAATAATATACAAGTAGCATTGAGCCAAGGTTTAATAGAGTTGGATGATGCTATAGACATTAGAGAAACCAGGAATATAAAACTAGCTAATCAACTATTAAAGGTTAAACGTAAGAAGAAGCAGGAGAGAGACCAGTTGATACAACAGCAAAATATACAAGCACAAGCTCAAGCTAATGCTCAATCTCAAGAAGTTGCAGCTCAAGCAGAGATACAGAAGAATCAAGCTAAAGCTCAAATAGACGCTCAGCTAGAACAACAGAAAGCAGAGTTTAAATCAAAGTATCTACAACAAGAAGTTCAAGCTAAGAAAGAGTTAATGCAATTGGAGCACGACTTAAATATGAAGTTCGAACAAACAAAACAGAGTGAAACCGTTAAAAAGTTTGAGTCATCAGGTAATGATGTACTAACAGGTGGAGCTATGGAATAGTAACACAAACAATTATATAATATTTTATTATGGCAGAAGAAGTAAAAGATACAACTGAGAAAGTTGTACAAGAATCCAATGAGGGTAATGTTAACGAGTCAAAGTTCCAAAGCGCTGGAGATGATAGCATTATCAAAGTAGATTTAAGTAAACCACCAACCCAAGAAACTAATGAAACTGAAGAAACAGCAGCTGACACAACAGGAGTGGTGGGAAGCGATGAAAACACCGACACCCCACAAGAGCAAGAAGAAGTACAGCCGCAAGGAGAAGTACAAGAAACAGAAACACCAATACTAGAAGAAGTCACTGATGAAGAGGTTAAGGTTAAAGTAGAACAAGTGGCTGAAGAGGTTGTTGAAGCAGTGGCTGAAGCAGAATCAACAGGTAAGCCTCTACCAGAGAACATACAAAAGTTGGTGGACTTCATGGACGATACCGGTGGTAGCTTAGAAGACTATGTTAGGCTAAATACCGACATTAGCAAGTTAGATACTTCAGAAGTTCTAGACGAATACTATAGACAAACTAAATCGCACTTGTCTGCAGACGAAAGAAACTTTTTGTTAGAGGAAACTTTTAGTTACGACGAAGAGCTTGATGACCCTAAAGATATTAAGCGTAAAAAGATAAGTTTAAAAGAAGAAGCTGCTAAAGCTCGTAAGTATTTAGAGGATCAAAAATCTAACTACTATGAAGAGATTAAAGCTGGTAGTAAATTAACTACTGAACAGCAGAAAGCAGTGGAGTTCTTCAACAGATATAACAAAGACTCTGAAGCTCAAAAAGCTCAAGCAGAGGCTAGTACAAAAGCATTTTTACAAAAGACTGACAACTTATTCAACCAAGAGTTCAAAGGTTTTGATTTCAAAGTGGGTGATAAAAAGTTCAGGTACAATGTTAAAAATATAAATGAGGTTAAGACAGCTCAAAGTGATTTGAACAATTTTATCAACAAGTTTGTTGGTGGCGACAATCAAATCCAAGATACAGCGGGTTATCACAAATCTCTATTTACAGCGATGAATGCGGACGCAATCGCTCAACACTTTTACGAACAAGGTAAAGCTGATGCTGTAAAGCAAAGCGTTGCTGAGGCTAAAAACGTTAACACGGAGGCGAGGTCGTCTCAAGGTGAAACAAATGTAGGTGGTATTAAAGTTAAAGTGTTAGGTGATAACTCAAGCGATTTCAAATTCAAAATTAGGAAAAGAAAATAATTAATTTTAAAACTATTTAAAAATGGCAATTACAAGTTTTACGCCCGCCGGTAAAGACTATACTCAAAAAGTATTAGGCGCTGACAACTACGTTGATCTTCAAGACAGCGGATGGGCACAACAATATTTACCAGACCTTATGGATAAAGAAGCTGAGGTTTTTGGTAAGAGAACAATTTCAGGTTTCTTAGCGCAAGTAGGTGCTGAAGAAGCTATGCAAGCAGATCAAGTTATTTGGTCTGAGCAAGGTAGGTTACATTTAGCTTATGAGTGTGATATGACGTCTGCAGCTGCTAGTACAATTACTATTACTAAAACCATGGACGGTGTAGCTCAAACTACAGATCATGGTATTAATATTGGTGACATGGTATTGATCGCTGGTGGTGGACAAACTGTTACAGCTCGTGTACACACAGCTGGTAGCGCATCAAACTCAATTGATGTACATCCTTATGGTTACCAAAACTTATCTGATGCAGGATTTGTTGATGGTGATAACACTTGTAAGATATTAGTATTTGGTTCTGAATGGGGTAAAGGCACTGAGAATAAAGTTAGATCAAACGATCCTGTATTCCAAACTTACACTAACAAACCAGTTATCATCAAAGATATGTACGAAGTATCAGGATCTGACGCAGCTGCTATCGGTTGGGTTGAAGTTTCTGGTGAAGAAGGTCAGAATGGTTACTACTGGTATTTAAAAGCTGAAGGCGATACAAGAGCTAGATTTACAGATTACTTAGAAATGGTTTGTATTGAAGCTGAGAAAACTCACGCTAACTCTGAATTAGACACTGGTGGTGGTGACACTGGAGCTAATCTAGGTGGTACTGAAGGTTTGTTTAAAGCTGTTAAAGATAGAGGTCACCAGTCTTCTGGTGTTACTGGTGTTAACGCCGCTACTGACTTAGCTGAGTTCGATGCTATGTTAGCTGCATTCGATGAGAATGGTGCTATCGAAGAAAACATGATGTTTGTTAATAGAGCTACTGCTCTTGCAATTGACGATATGTTAGCTTCTATGAATTCTTATGGAGCTGGTGGTACTTCTTATGGAGTATTTGATAACGACGAAGAAATGGCTTTAAACCTAGGTTTCTCTGGCTTCAGAAGAGGTTCTTACGACTTCTACAAATCTGACTGGAAGTACTTAAACGACAAGCAAACAAGAGGTGGTATTAATGCTGCGGCTACTGGTGGTGAAGCTATCAGAGGTGTCGTTGTACCAGCTGGTGTATCTTCTGTATACGACCAACAACTTGGTAAGAATATGAAGCGACCATTCTTACATGTTCGTTATAGAGCTTCTCAATTAGAATCTAGAAAGTTCAAGACTTGGATAACAGGTTCTGTTGGAGCTACTACTTCTGATTTAGATGCAATGACTGTAAACTTCTTATCTGAAAGATGTTTAGTTACTCAAGGTGCAAACAATTTCTGTTTGTTAAACTAATATAGGTTGGGGCTTCGGCCCCGCCTTATTTTTTTTTAATTTTTATTTTATTATATTATGGCTAAAAAGAAAGCTAAAGCTACAGTGAAAGATACTGTAGTTAAAGAGGAGGTTGTTGAAGTAATGGAACAACCAGTTATGGTTAAAGAACCTATTATTGAAACACCAAAATCAAAGATTACAAAGAAACCTAAGAATGATTGGGAGATAAAAGATAGGTTTTATCTTTTGAAGGGTAATGATAAACCGTTAACCAAATTAATACGAGGTTGCAACGTTCATTGGTTCGATGAAGAAAAAGGATATGAGAGAGAGTTGAAATACTGCTCTAATCAAAGAACTCCTTTTGTAGATGAGATGGTTGGTGAACAAAGGTTAGAGCATATAATTTTTAGAAGAGGTATTTTAAACGTACCTAAAAATAAAACTGTTCTTCAAAAAATGCTAGCTATGCACCCTGATAACGGTAAAACTTTTTATGAACACAAACCTACAGTTATCGCTGCTAATGAAATAGATTATATCGAGACAGAAATCGAAGCATTAAACGCTGCGATGAGTTTGGATATAGATATGGCTGAAGCTGTCATGCGTGTAGAACTTGGTTCTAAAGTATCTAAGATGAGTTCTAAGGAACTTAGAAGAGATTTACTATTATATGCTAAAAGAAATCCTGGTTTGTTCTTAGAGTTAGTTAATGACGATAATGTACAACTAAGGAACTTTGGAATAAAAGCAACTGAACTAAACATTATAAAGTTATCATCAGATCAAAGACACTTTATGTGGGGATCTAACGATAGAAAACTTATGACAGTTCCGTTTGATGAACACCCATACTCTGCACTTGCACAGTGGTTTAAAACTGATGAAGGTATGGAAGTATATACTAATATAGAGAAGCGGTTATCATAACCGTTTTTCTTTCCAATTAATATCACAAACCTTAATCCTTAATCCTTAAACCTTAATTCATAAACAAAATATTAATTATTAAACAAAAACAAAATGGCAAAAGAAAATTATTTGTATTTTTCGCTCGCTGGAACTGCTGGTGATGCTGCCCTCGATGCAGTGTGCTATCCAGCCTCTCATCTATTGGGAGTTCAGTATTTGGGGGATGCTAGTTCCTATGTATTTTTCAAAGATTCTACTAACACTGCTAACGGTGGTGGAACTGACGGTAAAGTTAATAAGATAGCGTTGACGCATGCTAATGTTTCGGCAGACGCAAATATTCACGCGAAGATCGCAAAGGCTATAGCTAGAATAGCTGCAAACCCTGGGAAAGGGAAAGTAATAACTGTTGTAGATACTGCTAACGGCGTAGTAGCTGATGAGTTCGAAGGTCTTAACGATGCTACTCAACCTACCGTATTAGCTAATCTTATAACACAATAATCATAGATATGGTACAAAAAAACTTTATGATATTTAATCAAGCAGCTACTGTAGATGGTGCTGATGATTTGAATATGTACGATTCAGACAACTTATTAGCTATGGATTCTACTGGGGCTGGAGTTGTTACAATGTATTTTAGAGCTTGGAATGAGCATGTTGATGCACCAGATGATATTGCGCTAACTGTTGTTTCGTCTGGAGATGATGAAGCTGATAGAGTAAATAGAGTTGCAGCTATAGATGCTATGGTTAGTAAAGCTAATGCAGTTAATAGAAATGGCTACGTCGTTGCCTGGAGTGAAAACGAAGGTGTTAAACCAGGAGGTATCAGCGCTGCTGTTCCAACACTTGATTCTTAAAATAATTAAAATATGAAAACACCTTATTTATATTTCGGGAGAAAAGGTTACTACGTTCAACAAGCTCCATCAATAAGCTCAAATGTTATGGCTTTAACAGCTATAACAAATGCTAATGGTGGTATGTTACCTATTGAAAAAGCAAACACTGTAGATCCAACAACTTTAGGTTATAGAGTTCTGCATAGAGCTGTGGATGCTGTTGATGGTAAAAGAGGAACAGATTATACTACTGATTTTGTTACTGGAGAACTTTTTTCAAGTGCAACAGCTTGGGGTGCGAATAAGAACGCAGATGATATTCAAGCCGGTCAAGTTACAAACTTAACTAGTGTATCTGCTTTTATAGTTGGTTCTGGTAACGAAATCGTAACTGTTGGTAACAATGTTACTGCTGGTACTGCTGGTACTGTAGCTACTGGTATTACTGCTACACCAAATGATTTCTTTTATGTAGAAGAAGTATCTTTTAATGCTGCTGTGTTACCAATTAATACAGTCGGCGCGGACATATGTGTTCCTGCCTCAAGCTTTATGGGTGCTGAGGCTTTAGCATATACAGCTGGTAGTGGCGTACATTACGATCAAACTGCTTTAGATCAAACTAGATTATATTTCAAATCTGGAGATGGTTATGGAGTAGATACTGTAGACATATTACACACTGAAAGCAAATATAGAGAACTTTGCGAAGCTATGCAAGAACTGTGTAATTCTTCAATTTATAATGAAGCTATTAAAGTTCACTACTTAGATAAAAATGGACAACGCGTTCACGATGCTATATCTGGTAGAGGTATAACTATTCATAGATGCTTAATAACTTCTGCAACTAGAGCATAGTAATTATATACTTAATATTAATAGCCATCCTTTCGGGTGGCTATTTTTCTTTATAAAGGTAACTAAACCCGCTAATATGTAATACTCTTAGTAGAGTAAAAAAGAAAATAAAAAAACTATTAATATGGGAATTAATTCAACAGAAGTCTCGTACGGCTTCGGACAGATGGGTAGCTTGATTGTAGATACTAACACCGCTGCTACTCCACCTACTGGTAAAGTATTCGTGGCTATACAATTCTTGACGGATACTACTTTTGATGCTAGTGGTGGTTTGATTGCTGACAATGATACTAGTAATGGATTAGAATACGTAGGGACTGAAGCTGCTGCACATGATGCGGTTCTATCTCCTGATCTTGGAGAGTCTGGTACTGGGGGTGTTCAAGTAGATGCCAGTAATACTTTTCCTCAAGGTATGACAATATATGGAAGGTGGACTGGAATTAATCTAAATTCCACTGGTACTGTAATAGCTTATATAGGAGATTAATATGTTAGGTTTAGGTGTAGGAATAACTCATTCTTCTGTATCCAAACTGTTGTCTATTATTAAAGATGGACTTCAAATGTGGTTTGATTTTGAGAGCCCTCAAAGTTATCCTAACAAGCTCTCCAATGGTGACATGGAGGATAACTCTGGCTGGATTGGTTTTGGTTCACCAGATACTCAGCAACAGTCTCAAGCTTTAGTTCGTTCAGGGAGTTCTAGTTGGCATATCGCTCACTCTGTAGCTGGAAGTGGTATTCAAAATTCTCCTCAGTTTACTATAACAAATGGTTTATCGTACGAAGTTGAAGCTTACGTATACCCACTCAATGGCAACTCTATAAAGTCTGGTATTGAGGGTTCTAGTGCTGGAAGAAACACTTTTCGCAGTGTGACTGCAGGACAATGGAATAAAATATCGTACACGGTGAACGTAACAAGCGACAGCAGTACTGCTTACATTTCTTTTTTCACAAACAACTCTACAGAGTTTTATGTAGATGATGTTACTATAAAGGAGGTGTCTCAATTTGTAGCAGGTAAATCAACTAACATAAATCACGGTATACTTAAAACTGGTAAAGCTTTAAGTTTTGATGGAGTTAATGATTATGTTGATTACGGAGATATTTCGGTTAATTTGAAAACTTTGTCTTTTTGGATTAATTTAGACAGCACAACAGAGAAAGTGTTACAATTAACATCATCTGAATCTGTTGAGGTTTTATCAGGTACTATAACTTTAAATGGAACTTGGACTGGTAGTAATGTTTATGTTAATGGTACAGATACTAATACAATAGCAGCTCCAGGTTGGAATAGAGTCGTTATTACTGTTACATCAGCTATAGCTGTTGATGATTTTGAAATTGGTCGTATAGGTTCAGATTATGGCGATATTGTTTTATCAGATATTGAAATATGGGATACAACTTGGGCTGCAGCCGACATAGCGTTCGATTATGATAATCCACAACATTTAGCTTTACATAGAGGTGCTTCCAGTTTAGCTGTATCAAATTTAAAAGGATACTGGCATTTAAGTGAAGGCAACGCTTCAACAGTTTACGATAGCTCAGGTGAAGGTAACGATGCAACAATAACTGGAGCTACTCGGTTAAATGGTGAAAGTGCTATACCTCAATTAGCTCTCATGGATTTTAATAATGATAAAATAGGTTCAGATGTAGTAACGTTAGTGTCAGACCCTAATGATATTGATGGTAAAGATGTGCTAAACCGAACTATACGTAAAAGAGAGCACGGCATGAACTTCGATGGCGCAAGTGTAGTTGAAGTATTAGATGCTGATGCTATAAGTCCTGGCACAGGTGATTTTAGTCTTTCATGCTGGATTAAGAATGATACCTCGATAAGTGATGCTCAAAATTTAATTTCTAAAGATGATCAAGGTTTGGGTAATGATGGTTTTGGGCTATCTCTCTTAGGGAGTACTAACGGTATACTATTTAGATTTGATGACGGTAGTGGATCCCATAC